CCAAGACACCAACGCCGAACAATGCTGCTGCCGCTGCGAAGGTCAGAAGCGCCAAGGCGAGAGCTTGTAGCGGGGGTATTGCACCGCTAACAAGCATCGCTGTACCCGCAAGCGCGAGCAGGGCAACCACTATAGCGCCAACGCCGACCGCCACCGGCACAAGGCCAGCGGCACCCAGAAGAAGGATCGGAGGGACCAGCATACCGATGGCCACGGCCATAAGTATCATGGCTGCGGCCGTCTTCGGGCTAACAGCGGTCTTGAACTTGCTCATGAGCATCATAGCGCCCACGAGGCCGGTGATAGCGATTACCAGCGCGCCAAGGCCCTTTGCGAGGTCCCAAATGTCCATCTTGCCCATGCGCTCGACGGCCATCGCAACGATACCGATGGCCACACCGAACATGAGCAACCCCGCTCCAGCGGGGAGCGCTTCCTCGTCAAGCCGCGACATTAGTGCTACGACCACAAAGAGGAGACCGGCCAACGATGCGAGGCCCTGCTGAAGCACGCCGATGTCCATCTTGCCGAACCGCTCGACGACTCCTGCCAGGCGTTCCATCGACACGGCCATGCCGACAAGGCCAAGACCGCTCGACGCGTTGAACGAGGCCTCCTTGGTGAGCGCCATGAAGCCGCCCATGGCAGCAAGGATCGCGGAGATGGCGAGGACACCCTGAACCGCCTGACCGAGGGGGAGACGACCGACTTTCTCGATGGCGAAGGCCATCACGAGAAGCGCTGCGGCCATCCCCAGGAGCTGCTTAGACGTGTCGTTCTTCAAATTGCCAAAGTCAGCCGTGTCCAGGAAGCCGACCATCACGGACAAGACAACGGCAAACGCGCCAAGACCTTTGACGAGATCCTGCCAGCGAAGAGTTCCCATCATTTTGACCGCTTGTGCCATGAGGATGAGCGCCCCGCCCAGGACAATCAGTCCTAGAGCAGTCTTCGCAAGCTTCTCATTGGCCGGCATGTCGTTGACGGTCTTGACCATCCCCCAGAGAACAGATCGGATTGCGAAGAGCCCCTTAGCGAGGTTCCACGGGTCCATTTCGCCCAGCTTCTGAACCGCTCGGGTGAGAAGTAGTATTGCCGTGCCGAGTAGGATGAGGCCGCCAGCGAGTTTGACGAATTCTCCGCCCTTAAGGCCGTCCAAGTTTGCCATCACAAACAGCATCCCTGCGACCTCCGAAAGGAGGACAGTCAGTGCGCCAAGGCCTACAGCGAGTTTGACGGGATCAACCTTCGACAGGCCCCACACAGCAAGTGCGAGGACACCAACTGCCAGGGCAATTGAGAGAAGCGCCTTGGCCTTGACAGCGCCTGTGAGTGCCTTCAGGTGGTCTCGAACCGCGTCGATGACCTTGCCGAACTTCTCAACGGCGTCGTTCATCGACTTCAGGTTCTTATTGACTTTTTTGGCGACTCCAGCTAGGCGCTGCACAAGCACGAACAACCCAGCGCCAATACCAGCGCCGAGCGTGAGGTTAGTCCCCGCGAGAAGCTGATTGTACTGCTCGCCGCCGGTGTCCACGCCCTGCTTGACCTGGGCGGTTTTGAACTTCTTGTATTCTCGCGTGGCATCTTCCCACGCCTGCCGGACTCTGCGAGAGAACTCCTCCGCAGCGCGTGCGACGGTTTCAAACCACTTCTTGAGGGTTTCAAAGCCCGCCATACCGCCAGCGGCGGTTACAGCTCCGATTTTTCCGAGCTCGGCGTTAGTCGCATCTGCCGCTTCCTTGGCCCGGGGAACCAAATATGCTTTTAGCTCCTCGAGCTTCGCCTGAGTTAGCTTTACGAACTCGCCAAGCCCGCGCCACGCATCGGTTCCAAACTTCGCGATGGCCTGCCCCGCCTGAACGAAATACGGCGTGGCAACGCCGACGAGCCAGTGAACCCAATCCCCGAACTTCTGAACCTGCTTGAGGAAGAAATCAGACTCCTTGGCCGAGTTGTGGAGGTTTGTGACCCAGTCGGCGAGACCGGCTACGAACTCGAGGATCGTACCGTTACCACGGGGGAGCAGCGAGAACAACTCATTGAAGAGTGCGCCAAACCCCTTGGCGACGGCTACGACAGCCTGAGTGACCAGGCCAAAGATCGAGAACAATCCCTGGAATATGCGCTTGAGTTTCTCGGCATTGGGCTCGGATAGTATAAGCCCTTGCGTGAGGCGCTCCAGGCCGTGCGAGATAGCAGCGAGGGTTGTCGCCATTGTTGGCGGGAAGACCGCATGCCAGGCAGCGCGTATTGGCCCCAGGATGCGGCCAATACCGACCAATACATTCTTCAGGGCATTGACGATGGCGGTGCGCCCGCCAAGGTCCTTCCACTGCTGCCACATTTGGTTTCGAGCATCGGCGGACTCACCGATAACCTTGCCCAGCGTATCGGAGAGCCAAGTGAACAGCTCCTTGGCTTCTTCAAAGTCGCCAAATATGATACGCCAGGTTTGCGCCCAACCCGTCCCCTGCGCCTCGGCAAGCGTCTCCATGAGCTGGGTCGCAGTTTTGACCTCAGTTGCGGCCTTGAACGCGGTTTGACCTAGCTTCTCATAGTAGGTCGCCTGTTCCTCGGTGTACCCCTTGGCGAGGAGATCGGCCTTGGTCAGCGACCCAGTCATGACCTCGAGGGCCTGAGTGAAGACGTCCGCCGTAAGCCAGCCGCCTTTGAGCGACTCGCGGAACGTCTTGTTCTTGAACATCGACTTCGACTTCTTGTCGAGCTTGTCGATGACACCCATCGCTTGTGCCGTGTCTTTGGCAAGTTCCTGGAACTGCTTGCCACCCATGCCGGACTGCTCCAGGGAGATCCAGTCCTGCAAACTGACACGCCCCGCGGCCATGGCCTGCGACATCTGGTACATCGCGGCCGAGGCCTTCTGGCTGTTGGCACCCGTCAGGGCTGCAAGGTTCGCCAAGCCCTTGATAGACTTCACCGCAGGTTCGAGTTTCACACCGGCCGCGGTAAACGTGCCGATGTTATGGGTCATCTCGGCGAAGTTGTAGATCGTCTTGTCGGCGTAATCGTTCAGCTCGTCGAGGTACTTGTTGACTATGCTGACGTTGGTGCCTTCTTTGATCGTATTGGCCAGAATGGTCTGGACAGCGTTGATCTGAGTCTCGTACTCACGAAGCCCGCCCATCGGAGCTTGGAAGACGAGATTCTTCGTCCACTGAAGGGCAGAGTCCACGACCTTGCTGGTGATATTCGCCAAAGCGGTGATCGCCGCGACTTCGAAGGCTTTGAACCCGGTGCGGGCTTTCTCGACGCCCTCAAGAAGCGGTTCCATTTTGACGTTTTTGGCGGCGTCTGAGACCGCGCCCAGTGAAGCCGTCGCCTTGTCAAAGTTCAGAGCGTTGTTGAAGTTCTTAAGCGAAGCTTGAGTCTGTTTGATCCCCTGCTCGAACTGCTTGTTGTCGAACTTCATCGAGACGATGCGCTCGTCAAGTTTACTCATGGGGCGTTAGTCACCACCTTCCATACGTCATCTGCGATCTTATCCATGATCGGCTGGATTGCCCTGGGTATGTACGACCGTCCTCGAACCCAACCGCCGGTGCCGGTCGCGTGACCATACTCGAGAATGATCGCGATCGGAACACCCTTTTGGCGGTTGGTGTTCGTCCAGGAGATACCCCAAACGCCGTCTTTCTGCTCCACCTTGTATCCCCAGGCTGCGGCAGTTGCGCCAGACTGCTTGGGGGTGGCGGCAGCCAGGGCCTGTACCCCAGCTTGGCCGAAGGTTTCCAGCCGAGACCGTATGTCGGGCTTCAGGATCTTCGCCAAAAACTGTTGCGTTCTTGAGAAATCCCCGCTATGACTTACGCTGAGCACGGAGTCGCTCCTCGGTTTCAGCGCGGCGCTTTTCGTTGATGCTGCGGTACCGGTTCAGTGTCTCCATTCGGGACTCTTTTTGTTTCTTTGGGTTTTGCTGGATGCCGCACACGCGGATCAACGTCGTCAACCGGTTGAGATTCCAATGCTGGCACTCGAACGGTATGCGATAGGCAACCATCCAACCGTAGATTTCCTCCGATGTTATCGCTTTGGGCGAAGACGACTCTCCACCTCGGAACGTGGTCGCGGTATGCGGGTCGTCAATGTATTCGGTTATTGACTGGAGCTGCTCCTGTGTCAAACGCTGGAGCGTTTCATCGGGCAGGAAGCCGCCTGCCATACATCGGAGGTAATCTTTCACCATCTCGGGTGTGCGTTTCTCCAACGTTAGGAAAGGCAGCTTCCATTTTGACTCCCAGTCAGCTAGTGCCGCCAACGAATGCTCGAGTCGCAATACCGTAGGTTCGGTCGTTTGAAACTCGCCGGTGGCTTCGTCGTAATGGTCACCGCCTGGCACCACAAGCTCAAGCATTCGTTAACGGTCCTCTCTTACTGGACGAGCGCCTTGATCTCGTCGGGGGTGAGCAGCTTCGGCGCGACCCCATCGGTGCCGCCCTGAGACGTCGGGTCCTTGCCGTAGAGGGCTTCCCGGACTTTCTTCATCTTCTCTTCGCCGACTCGGGAGGAGCGGATGATGACGTGCGCGGTAGGCGCGTGGCCTGCGACGTTGGTCTGCTCGGTCGCGAACTCCCACGAGAGAGTGGTGGGTTCGGGCGACTCATTCAGGGTCTCGTTGTCGGCGGAGCTGGGTGCGGCCTTGCAGCCGTACGCGATGTGAATCTCCTCGCCAAAGTCGAAGCCCTTGACATCGTTACCCACCTTGGTCCGCCAGCACAGGGCGAACTTGCGCCGGGTCTGCTGGGTAATGGCGATACCGGGGGCGAGCTCGGCTTCGCCGTCGCAGACATCGAACTCGGGAGGCGACTGGAACGCCTCAATGGTGCCCTTGAACTTCTCGGGCGAGGTGACGACGGCGTAAACGCGGTTGTCCGCGTACTTCTCGGTCGCCTCGGCGCCCTCGGGCGACTGGCTGACCTTGGTGAGGCCGTTCCAGGCAACGCCCTCGCCGTAAGCGCCCTGATCGTTCATCACGAACAGAACACCGCGGTCCGCGCCACCCTTGTAGAAGCGCTCGCCGTCCTTGTCCCAAACCAGTGCAGCTTTGGCCACAGTGGCTCCTTTCGTTAATCGCTGTAAACATACAGCACGTCATGGTAGACGTTATTCACAGCGTAATGTCGGTTGTATGTTGCCCACGGGATCGACAAGACGTGGTCAGTCGCGCCAAAATCGGGATCGGTGTAGAGAACCACGACCTGATACCGATCAAACGACTTGTACACGCTGTCGTCAGCCCGCAAAAGCTCACGGTCAGTCTTGCTGTATATAATGCAGGGGTACTCGAGTTTGACAGACGGGGGGGGCTGGTAGTAAACCCGCTTGGACCCTAGAGCCAGCTCGAGGCGCTTATGGAGCTTCTGGCGCTGGCCCATTGTAAACCCTTCCCACGGTGAGCACGAGGCGGGGGCGACGAGCCTCGATGTAGTTGACACGCCAACGCGCGCCGCCCCACACAACGTAGCGGATGTTGACAAAGTTCTTGAACGCGTACGCGTCCATCACAATGGAGAACTCATGCGACATGACCAGGTCGTCGTTCAAGTTCTCTGCCGTTTCCCAGCGACGGGCAACACGGTTCACATCGCCGCGGGCTTTACGCTCGACGATCTTCTCCGCGAAGACCCCGTCGCCTTTGTCAACGTACTCGGCGTACCCTATGTTACCAATGAATCGTGCCATTTTGACGTCAGGCGCGCTTACGCTCCAGGACGACGGCAGACTTCGGAGTGGTCAGTGCCCCAGACATGAAGAGCTCGTACAGGTACTTCATCTGGTTGAAGTCGATGTCGAAGAAATCGAAGTACGAGATCTCGCCACCAGAATCATTGCCCACGGTGTAGTCGCCGAGGTTGACGACGATACCGATGAGGTCTACTTCATTAGCGCCGACGGTACGCTTGGCGCCGTCGAACAGCGGAACCTCGACGATGCGACCGACACGCATGCGACGAGCGAGAATATCGTCCGTCGGGAACATGTACGCACCGTTCTTGTCCTTGATAAGCTGGAGGTCCACCATGGTCTCTGGAGAGACAAACAAAGTCGGCGAACCCTTGCCTCGGTAATCGGTCATGGCGCGGGTGACGCTCTCGACCAGATCGATGCCCTCGACCGACTTCTCGAGAGTCTTGTGAATCGAGTACAGCTCGTCATCGGTCCAGATCGGACGGAGCTTCTCCGGGTCGATCTTGTCAGCGTGGCTGGACGCGCGACCGTCGCCGATCAGGATAGCGCGAGCGAATTCCTCATCCAGCATGATACGCATTTCCTGCTTGACGAAATCGACCACGCGAAGGTTGGTGGCCTCGATGATGTCCTGGCGATCGAACTTCTGCTTCTTGTAGATCCAGGTCGGATAGGTCTCACGCTTCAGTAGCTTGAAGACTTCCTCAACCTTCTTGGCGCCCTTGGTGTAGCCCTTCGCCCGAGCCTCGTCTGCCGTAATGTCAGCATGCAGACTCTTGACGCGACCGTGCGGGAAGCGACGGACGCCGCCCAGAACATCGCTCACCCATTCGGTGCGGCGCTTGATGAAGTCCGGCGTATCAGAGACAGCCGTGGCCTCGGGGAAGAGGTACTCGATCTTGTCGATACCGTACTGGGCAGCGTGCTGAAGAACGGTCGTGCTGAATTTACCGCCGTTCTCAAGAGCGGCCTTGCACATGGCGTTGATCTGCTCGCCAGTCATGGTGTGCTTGAGCTCGTTGGAGGGGGCGTTCCCCTGGAAGACGTTGTGAGTCAACTCGGTGTCCTTCGTGTCAGAGTGTTTGATGTCTTCGGTGGGCGAGTCGCTGTGCTCAGCGTCCTCTGCGGGCGGTTTGTCCTCACCCTCTTCATCGTCGAGCTTACCTTCGGCAGCCTGTTCCACAAGCCAAGCCACGACGTTCTTCTGCTCGTCGGTCATGGTATCGAGAATGTCCGCGACCGTCTTCTCGTCGCTGGAATCCTCAGCTTCGGTCTCGTCGGCGTGCTGAATCTGAGCGCCAAACGACATAAGTGCTTCTCCTTCCAGTTCTTCGCACACACCGTCGGAGTGAGTGAGGTAAACCTCATCGATGCGCGCCTCTGGGTTTGCACCGACCAGCACAAGCGAGACCTCGACAAGCTCCCCATGCATCACGGTTGTACCCTGCTGCTTCAGGTCCTTGGCGTAGATCGACAGGGAATTCAAGTCCCCGTGCTTGACCAGCTCACGAGCAGTGTCTGCCGCGGGCGTATTGTTGAACGCGCAAAGGGCATAGACACCGTCATCGCGATGCTGGAGCTGTGCGCGACCAAGGATGTTCTCCATAGCCTTGCCGCGGTGCTCCCACACCAGCGGAAGTGTGGCGCCGTCCTGGTGCTTGAACGCTCCGGGAGCGATAGTACGACCATCCGAGCACAGCACATTGGCCCGGGTGGCGTATCCAGAAAAGTCTGGTTTCATTTTGACCTTTCGTTACGGGACGTCCACAGGGGGCGTCGTGTCTTCGACCGGTAGGTTGGGGTTGCGCAGTTTGTCAGCGTCTGGGTCGGTTGCCGGTGGTAGACCGAGAACTGGCCTGAACTCATTCGCGGTGACGATCTGGTTACGAATCAGTTTGTCTGCGAGTTCTGCCAACTCCGAGACTGGAACGAGCGCGAACGGGTCGCTGAATGTTGCCAAGTCGTGCCCCAATCCGCGGGCAGTCTTCGTTAGAAACTTTCGCCGGAGCTCCTCGACAACTGCCTCAACGAGTGGCTTGATCGTGCGCTGGCGGTAGTTCATCATTGCGGTCTCGTCCGCGGTGCCCGCAAGAACCTCTTCGGTCACTCCGAGCTCCGCATGGAGCCGTTTGGTCAGATACTCAATCTGTGTCAGAAGCGTGTTCTCAACCGGCCGGTTGAGCTGGGTGATCTTCTCCGTCGCATCCGCGTAGGCGATGCCGTATTTGGAGCCCGTCAGCTGTTCTGTGATCTCCGACAGACGCTGTTTGGCCTGGGCCTTACGAGCGTCCGTTCGAACGACATATGGAAGCTGGAAGATCAGATCCAACTTGTTTGCCGCGGCTGCCTCGTCAGCACTGTCCAAGAGGGCGAGTTTACGAGAGAGCCTCTGGAAAGTTGAGTTCGGCGCATTGAGGATAGCGTAGAGCGGGGACTCTACAATACCGACCAGTTTCTTAGGGAGATCAATCTCATCGAGTTCGCCCTTGTTCGGATTGAACAGCTTTACGCGAACGTACTCTGGAAACCACTCAATCACCTCACCAACGCGAATCGTTTTGATGTCATACGAATCCGATTTTGACGGATCAAGACTGGTGTCGACGGGGACGATCGCACAGACGCCCTTGTTCAAGAGCGTCTGGAAGATGTCCATCCGAAGCGCCTGCGCACTCTGGTCGAGGTTCCCCTCGATGTTTAGACAATTGTGCAGACCATCAGCTACGATCGCATCAACCTGGCCTTTTGCGTTCTTCTTCACATGTCGGATGCGCACATCGGCGCAGTCCATAGCGATTCGCGTCTTGACTGCGGCCAGAACACTCAGCTCAGAGCTTATGTACGTGTGCGGAATCTGCGTTCTACCGTACCGCCCAAAAGAGCGGGGGTCTTCAATACGCGGTCGTCGGAAGGCGTTCCACGCGTGGCGAAGTCTTTCGCCAAAAGACGCCATCGCGCCTCCTTTTCTACTCGAATGCGTCGCGGTGCAGCTTGAACGCGACAAACGCGTCCATAAGTGCAGCCACAGCATCAACTTTGTCCTCGGCCCGCTTCTTCATGAGCTTACGGTTACCGTTTGTGTCTTCCATCGTGATCGCGTTGCCAAGACAGAATGACATCAGAGCCTCATCAAAGAGAAGCTGGCGGCGCGAGGCAAACGTCTTGAGCTCGCCCAACGGGACAGACTCGGTCCGAGCGCCCTGTGGGACTTTCTCGACGCCATAGGGTCCGTTCTCAGTCTCCCAGCGTCCTATGAATTCTTTTGCGTTGTACGGGTCGTAGCCGACCGCACGAACGTCATATGAGTTCTCTTCAATGAAGCGCTCAAGATCATCATATACCGCTCGATCCACCTCCAGCATCGTGCCGGGGAGAACCACGAGAGAGCCCTCATCAAGGAACTCCTGATACTTGAGCCTGAGTGCTGCGTGCAACTTGTCAAGGGTTACCTCCGTTATGTAAGAGCGAGTTTTGACGCCGAAGCCGCCGGGCAGCGGGAAGAGAAACGTGAACGAGCAGAAGTCGTCGCCTCGGGAAAGGTCGGCGCCCATTGCGCACGGCATCTTCCAGAAGTTCTTCGGCGAGTGCGGCTGCACTTCCTCATATGTGAAGAAGTACGTGAACCCTTCGAGCGGGAGTCCGAACCTTTTGGCCAGGATGTCGTTGCGAACAGACGGAACCTGCTCAGCCCGCTCAACGTCTCGCTGATAGGCGTCGTACGAGACGGTGATACCGATGTTGGGTTGCGCCTTGACCCACATGCGGGGGTCCGCGACCTCTTCGACGTTGTCCAGCTTGTAATGCCAGATCGAGACGTGTGGGGCGGTCATCTCACCACGGAGAATCTTGGCCAGCTCCATCTTCTGCGCATCGCCGGCGCCGTTTCGCACTGTACCCTCGGACGAGATAGCGATGATGCTGTACTCTTCGTGCTTCGACGCACCTTGCTCAAGGGCGCCAATCACGTTCTCACGAACGTCGCCAGAGAGCCATTCGTCAACTGTATTGTATTTTGACCTAAGACTCTGAAGGCGATCGATCGACATTGGGCGGATCTCGATCAGCGAGTTCGTCAGGAAGTTCTGCACGCCCATCTTTGTTGGCGCGAGCTTCTGGCGCTGCGCCGGATCGCCAGAGGTGTTCTTGTTTGACCCGTGGGTCAGCATCTTGAACAGCGGGCCGCGAGCACGGGTGATAGCGGTTCGAATCGGCGACAAAACCTCGTCGGCTTGGCGCATGGTCGGAGCGGTCACGATCTGATGGGTCGTGCTCGTGTCGACGTTGAGCCAATAGGCCTGCCAAGTAGAGGCGTACATCGACTTGGCGCCGCCTCGGGCGACGATGATGTACTGCTTCTTGGTCAGTCGTACCTTCTTGCGCCGCCGCTCGTAGTGCCCGCCAGGGCCATCAGGGTTTGAGACAAAGACTGTGCGCTCTGCGAAGTAATACCATCCCCACAACTGCTCGGCCCACAACTTGAACGTGTCAAGCAGGTGCAAATCAGCGCCATCGGTTGTGGTGAGCTCTGCCTCGCAGTACTTGACGTACCCGTCGATGGCGGAGTCGTCGAAGTACATGTTTGGGTCGGCGATAAGGGCGTCGATTCGGTTCATCTCCTGCGAAATCTCTTCGCATACGGGTATCTCTCCTCGGATCACCTTCTCGCGGAACTGCCCGTAGTAGTATGGCGTCGCCGTGTTGGATAACGCCATACTCTACCTCTTCCGCGGCTTGACAATCCGGCCGTTTTCGTCGATGACGCTTCCGCGCTCAAACATGTAGTCGCCGTACTGGTCGTAGATTTTCTGGTTCGTATCGCGTGTCGTAGCCGTGGGGCCGTCCCATGTGCGTTTGAATTCGGACGCCATGTTGTTCCAGCGGCGCTTGAACCAGCTACCTCCCCCGCCCGATGGCGAGTTGGGGCCGGATGGCTTGGGGAGGTTTGGGCTTGGTTTTGGGCCGCTGGGGTTGGGTCCGCCACCCCCTTTGCTCTTACTCACTTTGGCGTTCCGCATAGCCATGTCCAAGTAGCTGCGCGCCTGCTTCGAGATGAGTCCAGCAGCGACGCCAGCAGCCTCTGCGCTTAGTTTGTCGCCGACGCGACTCATGAACTTCTGAAAACCTGTGCGCGTAAGCTTTGCGTACTCGGCGTCCATTTTGATGCGCTCGATTGTGGCCTTGAGCTGTTTGTCCGAGATCGCCGCGGTCTGTTTCCCGCGAATCAATCCGGATGTGGGGGATTCCTTTGGCTTGGCGCCGCTCTTGTCGACGACTAGCTCCGCTTTTGGTTTCTGAGGCTTGTAGAGCGTATCCACCATACCCACGTTCGGGTTGGCTTTTCGCTTCGCGAGCCGCCCCAGAATTCCACTCCCGGACGAGCGACGATCTTTGCGGACGCCCCACTTCATGCCCTTGACGCCGTGGTGGGCTAGGGTAGTGGTTTCCACAGGTCCACACCTCCTTTGTAGCGACTGTAGTGAACACTAATCCTCCAAGCCAGCTCATCCAGTTGGTGCTGCATGGCCGTGACGAGAAACGCATTCTGTGGCGGATCGAAGAGTTGCCGAACTTTCAGATAAACGAAAGGTTTGATCTCCGGCGGATTGGTTGGCCCTAGAAGCTGTGCCCAGGTCGCTTCTTGGTCTTCGACCGTGGCGCGTGTAGGAGCGCCCAGCATCTCGAGTGTGCTAAGCGCGCTGTTAATGAATATCTTCAGCTCGTTATCGAAGTCGTAGTTATTCCACTCGATGCCGAGCATCGCCTTCACATCGGCCAAAACGCTCATATAGCCTTCTTCCCCCAGAGGACGGTGTCCCCCGGTAGACGTGCGACGAGCGGCTTTGGCAATAGCCCATCGTCTCCGTAATGTATTGCCTGGTGGGTTCGCATACTCACACTGATCAGATACTTCGGGTCAAGGACTGCGGCGTTACCATGCTTGAGGTCCAGCGGCTGCATCGGGTTCATATGGTGAATGTAGATTCGACCGTTGATCGGATAATCAGGATGTCCCATGTCGAAGCCGTTGTCCCGTAGTATCACCTCATTGCGGATGTCTTTCCACTCACGCGACTGGTAGAAACGCTGGTTGAGCCATCGATCGCCACCAAACGTCCTCTCGCCAACGCCTTGGTTGATCCTGAGGTATTTGTAGCGATCGAAGTAATCAGCAAGCGCCAAGAGCTCGTCATACGTCCGCATCTTCGCCTCGATACGCTTTCATTGCCTCGAGGGCCTCTGCATAGAGCTCTTCGATGCGCTGTCCGGACTCCAGAGCGGCAACTCGGGCCTTGAGCAGCTCGTTTTCGTTCGACAGGCGAACACGTTCGAGCTCTTCGCGTGCAGGATCCAGCTTTAGACACTGCGCAATGAGCTGATTCGATGCTGTGCCGTCCGCGATGCGCTCCTCAGCGAGGCTATACGCCATCGCTTTGAGCTGGTTGGCGCGAGCAGCAGGAGTTCTGGCCGGTGGTCGGCGACGTTTGGGGGATTTCGGGTCTTGTTTGGTCGCCATCGGCCTCCGTTCGATTCAGTTTTGGTCAAGAGAGTCTCCAGATTTTGCCCCTTCGGGGTAATTTCGGAGAGCGCGCGATGCAGGGTGGGGGGTTCTTTTCGAGAGGACCCCCTCCCCCACGTCATTTTTCTTTATTTTATATTATTTTTCGTTTTATTTTCTTGTATTTTCCCGTTATATTGAGTTCACAAATCTCATCGATCGCACGTTCTCGTGCTTCCAAGTTCTCTTCTTCTGTCAAACTTTCTGAAGTTCGAGCGATGCGTGCCAGGTAGGCGCATGTGTGGTACCCGTTGGTGAGGTCCCAGGTGTACCACTCCATGAACTCATCCATGGGGTCGTATGGATTGTCCGTGGTTGTGAGTGCAACGTCATACGTCAGCATGATCAACCCAACACCTCCTGCACAGAGGCCACAGACACACCCAGTGCAGAGGCTATGTCTGCCTGGCTGTACCCGTTGGCGGCCATGGCACGTACTCGTGCACGCTTGGCCGTGCTCAGTCCCTCGTGTGTGCGTGGTTGAGCGAGCTGACGAACTCTGTCCATGTTGCTGTAGTTCATCAGATCCTCAAGCATGCTATGGCTAATGGCACCAGCCTGCACAGCTTCCCACTCTTTGGCTGTGAACTCAACAAGACTCTGAGCCTTACTAGCCTGGAACCGTGCCCGTGCCATGGCCAGGGCCTGGTTCTTGAGGCGCTTGTATTCGTCTTTGTCCATGTCTGGATTCGCCGCCTTCTTGGCGCGAACGACAGAGTTGGCATACAGCTGGGCCTGGCGTTCTCGGGGGGCGTTTGCTACAGCCCGGGTCAGTTTCTCTTTGAGGGACTTGACTTGAGGGGCGTACGCTTTACGAGCAGTGGGGGACCAAACTGCATTCGGAGTCTTCAGCATTTCAAGGCGGGCTCGATTAGCGAGCGCCTTCATGTTGTTGGCATAAGCCGCATACACCCTTTCGATGGGGGCGTTTGCTGAAGACACCAGCTTGTTGGCATCGCTCACTGTCATCATACCCGGGCGCTTTGTCAGAGCGGGAGTGTCGACCCACGAGATCTCACCCGTCTTCTTGTCAACGACCTTCTTCTTGTAGGTCTGCCCCGTCTTCTCAAAGACGAGCTCGCCGGTGGTCTTGTTGATGGGGCCGCCTCTTGCCGCTTTGCGCGGTGCAATGTGAGGGCCTCGACGATCGGCGGTGGATCTTGAAATGATGGTGCCGGCCCCCCCTTCAGGCTGGTACTTCTTCTTGAGAGCGGCGATCCCGTTATCAATGTACGACTGTTTGTAATTGAGGCGGTGTTTATGAGCGTCAATTACAACCATACTGTGACGAACGGCACGGGCAATCTCATCAGGACTGGCGCCCTTGATCGTCATGTCGGTAATGAGGTTTGAGATCCGCCCCATTTGATTACCGGTGTCCCCTTTTGTCATGACTTTCATGCCGGGGTATTCCGGGTACATACGTTTGGGGTCGAAGTTCTTCAGCCCCTTGAGGGCGGGGCTGGTTCGAATCCGGCCCTGATTGTTCGGCATGACAACAGCCGTGTCGCCATCGAAGTCGGCCCCGGACAAACGCTCGGCCACCTTTGGGTGAATACCGACGGCGTCCTTTGACAGGATACCAATGAGCTTTCGCCCCAGCTGATAACGGTTATTCACCCTCAAGGTGGGGATCTCGAAGATGCCGCCGTGGGGGTAACGCACCAAGCTGACAGTCTCGCCGTGCTTGAAGTTGGGGGCGTAGATCTCGTCAGGTTTGATCTTGGGTAGCGGAAGCAAGACCTGAGTAGCCTGGCGGGGAAGGCGAGCTGCCTTCAAATGGGTAGCCGCTGAATCGCACCCATCCGCATAAGACTGAAGGAGCTTCTTCTTGACAGCGGGGTTCGTAAGCGACAAGATGTCTTCAAGCTCGGCACGTCGGTTCGCCTCAGCGATACCGAGCTGCTTCTTAGCGAGCGCCGGGGATTGCTTTGACAAGAACTGGGACGCCAGGTTTCGGCTCCACTGCCCCCATTGTCCTTCTTCGTTGACGATGTTGTGATAAGACTGCTTGCGCTTACCTTCTTTATCAAGGTAATAATGGGGATGCGTTGTCGCGCCGAACGGGTTGTCCGGGTCGTCCTTCAATTCCTTGAGGGCGTCCAGTTTATTGGCTTTACGGTTCTTGTTGGTATTGAACCGAAGATCCACACCCGGCGGCATATCGTCGGCGTACATAGCCATACCTTTGAGGTAATGTTTGTCACCGACCTTAATGCGCACCTGGGCGTAGTTGGCCGCCCCTAGAGACAGCTCAGGAACGCCTCTACGGACTTCTATGACGCCGTCACGGTCAGTGCCGCCCTCTTCGGCCCAGCGGACTTGGAGGCGCTTAGGATCGAATCCACGGGGCTTGGCGCCCATTCCAAGGAAGCTGTGCCCGCCATCGTACGATACAGGATACACAGTTCCGATTTTCTCGGGGTGTTTTGCCAGATCGGCATATTTCATACCCGGAGGGCACAGAACCTTGACCGAAGTCTCTTTGCCCGTGCCGAGCTGGGTGGTCTTAACGTAGTAGAGCTCCCAGCCTTGCTCCCGCAAAGACTTGACCGCGGTGTTGAGCCGATCGCGACTGACCCCCATATGGGCTTCGGCGCCGAGACCTACGTCAATGGGGCCCTTTTCCTTGACAAGCTCTTTGAGTGTGCTTTCTGTCGATTTGAGAACGGCGCTCTTTGATTTCTCGCTAGGATTGAGGAGCGCCTTGACCTTGGTCTCGGAGACACCCATCTCTTTGGCGATAGCGCGGATCGATTTACCCGCATCTCGAGAGCGGACGGCTTTGGTTGCCAGCTCGGCGTTATGCGCCTCGTGGGCAATGGTCTTGTATGTACGAAGATCAGCGACGGACATCCCGAGCAATGTCGCGATTTCGCGCTCAGACATGCCCGCCTTGCGCAGCTCTTTGTTGCGCTCCAAGAAGTGCCCCTCGCTCTGGAAGGGTTCTTTGCCAGACCCCCACGGATAGCGCCCGGAGTGCCGCTTCGTCCCGTAGTGATACAGCTCACTCATAATGTCCGCGTAGCCTCTCTAGATGCGCCGAGTGTTCTTCAGTGATACTCATCAGTCTTAGAATCTCTTCCACTTCCGGGCGTTCACTGGTAATCTCGTCATTTTGGTAGATACGGAGCTCTGCGTCGATGTTGCCAGGATGAATCCTGTACTCAAGGCAGAAGAAAGCCATATATATGCGCAGCTGGCGCATGTTGGCCGGATGGCTTCCGGTCTTCAGATCGTGGATACGCAGCAATCCGTCTCTGAAAGAAATAGCGTCGGCTGTGCCAAACGCCATGGGCGAGTACGCCAGGACAACTTCCGGTCGCATGCGGAAACCGATGGCGTCGTTGACGTACATGTTGAACGTTTTCTTACTCCGAGGGAGTTTGATCTTCATCTTGATCAATGTGGCGGCCAACTCGTGGAGCTCCGTGCCCCTCAGAACCGCCAGACGGCTCGTGTAGACGCTTTCAAGCTTCTCCGGGGTGTATTCCACCCACGTACCCTTGGAGGCGCTCAGAAAGGCGTGCGCGCCCTCAAGATCGGAATGCTCGTTGAAGCGCATCCAACACCTCTTCCACGTTCTCGGGGTGAACGAAGGCGGCAAACGACCACTCGTTCATCATGTCGACATAATACTCTTGATTAGGCTGTCTCTTGGCCCGCGGAGAGCGCTTCAGTTCAAGCGCTGCCCAACGGTCTTGCCAGATGACCAAGCGGTCGGGTATCCCTTGTATAGCCGTGGGGTCCAGCTTGAGGTAGAGGCAGCCGGGAAATATCGATTCAAGGCGCTTCTTAAGCCCCCGTTCGAAATCCCGTTCCAGCATTTCAGCCCCGCTTCACCCGAATCTCGTCTCGAAGATGAACGAGCCAACGGTGCAAAGACACATACCCTGCGCTATCCGCATACGGGTTCTCTGGATCATAAATCCCACGCTGAAGCTCTGTGAGATCTGCCTCGATGTTCTGAAGCCGGCCGTTAAGACCAGCGACGCTTCGCTCGAGGTCCTGACAGCGGAGATTTGCGTCCTGCGCGGCATCTCGTGCCTGGGTGGCTGTGGTGAGCATGCGCGTAGTTCGGTCCGAAAAGTCTTCGCCGCCCCAATCAACGCCGTGGAAAATGTAATCGCCGATTTCCTTGGCAGATGCCACGTCTGCTCCAATCTTTTGTAGCTGCTCGATAGCCTGCACTGCTGTGAGCCAGGTCGAGGGGTTGAGGTCTGCATACCTGTCGCGGCCGTTGTTCACCAGGCCATTGCGCCCATTCTTGACAGCGCTAATCTGGTAGTACGACGCGCTGTCGCGGCCTTCAGAATCGATGGTTGCGTGGATGTGCGGTTCCATGCCGTCACGACTGTCGCGTTCCCAGGTCGCCGAGGCGCCCCATTTCCTAAGGTGCTGGATCAGCTCTCTAATCTCGGCTGTAGTGAGATGCCAGATCTGGAAGTCCACACACCAACCGCCAGAGTGTACGCCGGCGGAAGCGCGTGCAAAACCATAAGCCTGGACCACGACGACTTGAATGTCGGGATGGTCCTCTTTGAATTTGGCGTACCACAGCTTGTACCAGGGAGCTGCGATGTCAGCCTCGAGCTTCGCATCGTTGCCGGCGTAGTTCGTACCAATACTAGCTAAAGCCATATCCCTCCTAACATAAAAGAGAGGACTTGGGTTGTAAGAGTGAGAGGGGTAACAACCCAAAAGAGAGCATAACTCTCTCCTCTCACTATAACATCTGAAAAAAAGCAGCACTTTGAGCGGCGCGACCACTTCGAGAAGCGCTCAAACGACGCCCAGACCTTCAAATCCGCCGAAATCTGAGAGATTCTCAGGAAAACTTCAAAATTTGGTAAAAATTACCACGACACGCCGTTCGGTCGTCAAAAAACCAGTTTTGAGGGGGGTAAAACTCTATATATATTTTTTTTTTTTTTTTTTTTTTTTTACCAGGAGTTTTGAGGGGGGTAAAACTGGTTTTTTGACAACATTTGTTACCAAATCGTTATAAACTGTTAACCTTCTGTTAACCTTCGACCCGCCGACGACCTCGCAAACGCTGCCTCGGAGAAGTTTTTCTTCTCCGCAACCGCTGCTCGCACCTTAAAATCGATGGGCGCACGAGACGTCAGATAGTAATAGTATAGATCCGTGTACTCGGTGTTCAATCTGTCGATCCGACCTGCTGATTGCGCCATCACCTTGTACGAGTAGTTCATACTCCAATACACAATCACGTTCGTAGTCGTGCAGTTCCACCCTTCAGCCCCCGCCGTGTACTGCACAAGGTACGCCCAAGTCTCCCCCTCCGGCAAACGATCGTGCTTCTGTCCATTCCACTCCGCAAACTCACGCCCGTCCGCCTGCAAGATCTCCCGCAACAGGTCCAGCTCGTAGTTGTAGTTGTAGAAGATGATCAACCTGTCGTGCTTCGCGAGTATCGCTTCAAGCTCTGCCCGACGAGATGGATCCGTCGCCACCAACCTCCGCAAGACCTGACACAATTCACAGGCTGTCTTGATCGGCGCATTATCGAACGGATTCCAACGCTTCTTCCAAACTTCTTTCAACGCAATTCGATCGTGCTCAGCGATGCAATAGATATGATGCCGCTTTGTCTCCCGCTCAAAGGGTATGTCTACCAGCAACTTCTTGCGCAGCGCTTCAAGATGCTTCACCCCAACATACCGATCAACCTGCGGGTAGTTCCGGAACCGCTTGTAAATGACGTGCTGCGCTCTGAACTCGGTGATGTTGGCGTAGAACCCGTTCGCTATGAACACGGGCGCGTAGTCTAGCCAAGTATCCCCCGGCGTAGCACTCAGCAAAATCCACTGGTTGGCCTTTGCGATCTTGTAGAACGCCTTGACCCACGCCCCGGACCCCACCAAACGCTGCTCGTCGAGGATGAAAAACGCTCCTTTCACAGGCTCGTATTTCTTGATGTTGTTCCAGCTGTCCACCGTAACATCACACATCCCCTCAGACCCCTCTGAGAGGCCAAATATGGCCATCTCCCGGCTCCATTCGAGAGTGTCCCTCTTTCTGGCTGTGGTGAGTATTACGAGGCGCTTAGGATTGCGCATAGGCTCAAGTATCTCTCCGGTCTCAAAGTCGATCTTTCCGCCCCCGATGGAGCAAAAGAAAAAGGCCAGAGAAGTTCTCGACTTCCCCGTCCCGACCCCACCACAAAGGATGGAGCCAGGGCGGAGAGAGCCGAGTGCTTCTACTTGAGCACTGTAAAGCTTACAGTGACCCATCTTCTTCCAGTTCTGCTACCAGCGCATCGAGAATGCCTCGATAACGCTGCATGTCCTCACGTGTCGGGCTCAATAACCTTACACCTTCTCTCGATGGTCTCTTGGATAGTTCGGAGATGCCTGGGATAATCCACAGGGCGCTCCTCCTCAAACGCACTGATTTGGCGGTAGTACTCTGGTGTGCCTCTGCTGTCCCAGCCGTCCAGCAGTTGCTGAATAACCCACCCCGCATCATCGTGGTCCGGATTCTGTTCAACCCGCCACGCAAGTCTTACGAGCCCCTTCAACCATTCCAAGTCCTGGCGCGTTATGAACACCGGAGGGTACAGGAGGAAGTCGGTAACTTTGTCCCAGGCGTCATTCACGGCGTTGGTGCAGCCACGGCACGCGTTAGTCATCCCCGCACCTCTTCGTAGTCGGCGTACTTGGACGACAGCCCTTCGACCGCCGTATAGTAGATCTCGTCCAGGTATGCCGTGATACCTACATTGCCGTTGATGTCCCAAACATAGGGGCGTACAATCAGATCAATATTGAGCGGAGCGAGGCGATCGAGAATGCCTATTGTTCGCCTGTCCAGCGCGAGCTTTCGCCGGCCCTGGATCAGATATGCAATAGGATCCCGTCCACGCTCGTCGCCCGGCTCCTTGAACTTGACCTTGACTGTCAGCTGGGGCTCGTCAGGATCCTCGGGATGCCGACCCGGCTTCCACTTGACGTTCCAACCCTCCGCGGAGAGCTGCTGCGCCAGCTCGTCCGGTAGACACAGCACGAAGTTACGCTGACCAGCGGGATTGTACTGCCGCTGTTCGCCTGTGAAATTTTTGAATTTGATGACCGCGCCCTCCAGAACGAGAGGGTCGGGGTGTTTGCGCTGATCTGTCATTTCTTACTCCTTTTCTCAATGAAACGTCGCACGTCTTCGTCGATACTACGCGGATGTTTGGGTCCCATGAACAGGGCTCGTATTATCTCCTCCGAAATATCGGAAAAGCGGGCCTTACTAGGTTTCGGCTTACTCATCGTCATCAGCCACCGGCAGTGATGCGATCGCTGTCTCGAGCAGCGCTTTAGCTTCACGACCCCTGCCCCGTGCTACCGTGTCCAAGGCGAGATTAAGACGCGCGGCAAAGTCCGAAGCGCAAGTGTAGTCCCGGTAAGACTTGGCGTCTTTAACCATCCGCTCAGCAGTGGCCTGCCATTGACGTAGCTCTGACACAACAGGCCAGTCCAGATCTGTAGCCTCGACGATTGCCAGTGCTTGATTGAGGTGCTTGACACGTAGCTTGGCGACTTTGCGCCAGTGCTTCTTCCGCAAACGCCCCCGCCAGGCCAGCATCTGTCGAATATAGAACAGATTCGCCCAAACGCGGTGAGTCCCCTCCGGCGTGCAGTTCTCGATGAGCTCGCAGCTTGCTCCTAGAATTTCAGACGCCATGCGGTAATTACCTCGCTCTGCGAAGTATCGGGCCTTCTCGGCGATGTGAGTCTCATTCTCCAGAAGAAAGCCCACGGCGTCTTCACAGCCCTCCACCGCGGGTGGATTCGCGCGGACGGCCCACATCTTGCGCGGGAAGGTTTTGGTGTACTCGGCGTATGCTTCTTTATAGCTCATTATGCAATCCTCATTTCACAGACTCTTCGAGTGTTTCACGTAGCGCCTGAAGGGTCCAGCACGCAGCATCGCTATTGCCTTCTAGCAGCCCGTCAGCTGTAGCCCCCGCATATTTCAGCAGTTTAGCAGCGTACCGCAGTTGCTCATCGGTCTTGGCAGCATGCGCAATCTCACGGATGCGAGTCCAATGCCCCAGAACAGCATCCATCAAGCAGTTGGGTCGATCAAAGTTACGTTCTGCGAGGATGGCGCCCACGCTCGCGAAATAATACAGGCGCGCCTCCACAAGCCGTGTCAGATGCTGATTCATTCGCTCGCCGATGCTTCCATAAGCCCTTTGAGCTGCTTGTCGAAGCGATGCGAGTATTTCGCACCCCATCCCGCGGGCTTCGCCCCACCCTTGACGCCCTCAATCATCGACGCGGCTTCATCGTGATCTCCTGCGAGAAGCGCCTCCGCTGCCTTGTAGAGGGCGAAGAGATTTCCAATCGCCCACCGGACGTGCTTCTCGTCGGTTTCGATCTCGGCACGATGGTACGGGTGGATCAGCGAAGCAAGGGCCAGAATATCGCACGACAGGTCGCAGAACTCCTTGCGCTTGCCCGGATCGTCCCCGTACTTGCTCATGTCGCGAGCTTGGTAATGGAGCCGCACCCCCACCCGGTCGAAGTACTCCAGCCGCAGTGCTACAATCGCACGTTCCTTACGCGTCGCATTCGGCATCGCCTCTTTGAGGAATTCCTCCGCGAGCATAGCTCGCTCGAGTTCGATCAGCTTAACGCCCATTGGTGTTCCTTTCTGTTGCGGTATCGGCCCGTTCTGGGCCAAGATTTGCGATACGGCCTATCGGTTTCAGATCACAGAGCCAACTTCCACAATGAGTATCGCGGTTGAACTCAAACTTTTCGTTTGTAGGCTCCCATTCGATACTGCGGGGCAGCATTCGAGCGACAATCTTGACGAGCTCGACCACGCTCTCTTCAGGACCGTACAGCTCAAAGACCTCATCATTCGTCTCCGGTCTCGAGAAGCGCAGAACCGTCGGGGAATTTCTCGATAGTAGTGCGCGCTTTGTCGCACAAGGCTCTGTAATACGAATAGTCGATGGGGCCATTCAGACCAACCTCCTTCATTGTTTCCGCCTCTACGAAGCGGTAGCCCTTAGTGCCGCCCAACGCGGAGAACTTTCCGTCCTTCTCGCGCCATAGGGTCCCCCCGCCCTGCGTGACAGGGACAAAAGCGCCCGACCTGCCGGTGTAGCGACGCTCGGGCTCTTCTTCGGTTCCGGTATCCATCCAGATCGAGGTGGTGACTGTCTTTTTCAGAATCAGATCCTCGAACTGGATCGGCTCTTTGCTGAAGAGTGTCTTGAACACGTACGGCTCTGCAAATTGAGCCCCTGTCGCATGCCACTGCCCGTCGTAATCACGAGCTATGTAGACCGCATCGTTCACAAGGCACATGCGCTCGTAGCGGTCTTCGACCTCGAATTCGTATCCGTACTTTTTGCCGAACTCAAATATGAAGTCGCGTGTCTCCTGTGAAGGCTTGGCGACCTTGATCGAGTCGGTCTTGACATGCAACACATGCACGCCTCGCTCTTCGAGTGCCTTCACGAGATCCACCATGAACAATGCGCCGCGCTTGGCGACGATGTTGTCCTTGTTCCGGGGGTCTCGGAATGGATTGTCGAAGTGGGCTGCGGTCAGGCCGTAGACAATGTTGATGATGATCTTGAGGGCATACGCAAGATCATCGAGCTCTTCGGGTGTGCCGTCCAGGAACGGCACGAGTGCGCCGTTGAGCATCCCGCGCGCCTTCTGAAGGTCGCCATGCTTGATCGCCAGGCGGGCCTCTTTGATCGCTGTGTAGTTCTTCGTATAGGGGCCGAAGAGGTTCAGCTTCTCGATCGACGTCGGGTGCATCGATGCGACGTCAAAGACCTCCACGTCGAAATATACACCAGGATCGGCCAGTACGAGGCCGCCCTCTCCGGTGGTAATACCGCGGTATGTGCTTTTCCCGAATGAGTATTTGTACCCAGGGAAATCCTTCGAGAGATCCGTGTAGACGAACTTGCTGACAGCATCACGATCCCCCTCGAAGAGGATCCTCGCCGCGTGCTTCGCCGTCGGATCGTTCACAGACAGACCGGACAGCGCCGCGAGGATCTTGCGCGCCTTGAAGTCAGCAGCCCTGGCGTGGAATACGGCCTTGGTTGCCTTGACGTCATTGACACAATACGACGCCACTTTTGCCCATAGCTCCTCTGGAACAGGTTCGTCCCACGGCAGCCCTAGCTCGAGATGGTGAATACCAAGGTCCAATTCGAACCGTTTGAGAGACTGTTTGATGCTGCTGAAGTCGTAAATATCGCTGTACGAGAGGTTGTATGCCTCCCGGAAGTATCCCGACCGCTCATTAGAAACGATGCGCTGTGACAACCTATAGAGTCGCTCGTTATCATACCCAAGATACCGTGCATATAGAACATGGTTGTCGTACTTCCGATTGTTGAAGCCAATAAGCTTCATTCGAAGCAGGGGCTCAATTTCCTGGGGCGTTGGGTTGATCATCTGGACCGTCTGGTCCGAGTCCTCTCTCTCCCAGCAAACGATGAAGAGGTTCGGGAAAACCTCAACATCGAAGAATACGATGGGATCTGCGCCGTCTTTGTTTGGCGGCTCCTCGTGCTCTGACGTATACGGGAAGTTCATAGCTCTAGCCATACACGCATGAGCATGGTTCGTGGAGCTGGCCGCGAAAGATATGACCGCTGGCTCAAGGTCGCTGAGGTCATACTCAATGCCCGTGGCCTGTGCCGTCGTTAGCACCTTTTCGATGAAGTCGATGGTGGGCTTTGTGTTTGCGTGCACCTCCCGCCGGAGGGCTTTTTCAATAGTGGAGCGCAGCGACTTTTCAGACTGCACTACTTCCGTACGTATCACACGCTGTTCCCTTTCTGGTAATCCACTACTGATCGGTGAGATGGGTAGCCCGTTCGAGAACGTAAAGCGCCTGCGAAGAGACGCCTTTCCGGTGAAGACCTTGACCTCGATGCCGGGCGCGTAATCCCTGGACAACTTCGAGACGTCTCCGTGGTAAATATAGTGGAGATGAACCCCATTGCCGCCCTGAGAGAACTCAGCATAGGTAGTCGGCCACTTGGCTGCGGCTTCAAGATTCAGATCACGGTTCTTCTCGCCCGTCTCGTCTCGAAGATCAAAGTCGATGACAATATGATTGTTTGCTGGGATGAGGTAGTGCAGGCGTCGCTCGTCCAGGTCAACAAGCTTGGTCGTTACCTCGTCCCATCTCTGGGCGGGAGTTCCAGCACTGCTGGCATACTGCGCAGGGGCCAGGCCGCAAATATCACTCAGCCCCGACTTGCGTGAGTCGAGCACAAGCCTGGGTCGGGCAGCCACGTTGGGTGCAACTCGCTCGAGTTTTTCCAGCTTAAACTGAGAGTATACATTGCGTCTATGGTCGCCGCGTTCGACACCGCGTTCTCGGTAGTCGTTGAAGTATTCTTTGAGCTCCTCCTGGAACCGATAGCGGGGCATCTTAAATTGTAGGCCAGTCTCATCTACGTACTCCTTGTACCAATCGTACACCTGCTTGAGTGTGACGCCGTCCTCGGCTCCAACGAACTGGTCAGAATACGAACGAACGAAGTCGAAGAACGGGTCAGTCTGCTCGATCATGGCCATGGGGACATACTCGGAGTAGTAGTCCTTACCGAGACGTCTGTAAACCTCAAGGCAATGGGCTGCAATTGCGCCCAGCTCGAACGGCAGACGCGCCACCGCCTGGTGATACTCGGCCACAGAGAGACGCCTGCCCGTTGGATGAACGTCGATCAACCGACGGATGATACCCGACTTGGCGTCCGTGATCTTGACGGGACGGTTCGTCCCCATAAACAAGAACGCCCGAAGGCGGATGTCGCGAGGGGCTTTGTACTTCTCATTGAGGGAGATGACATCATGGCCGACGATGGAGTTCAACTTGGTGTTGTCCTCGATCCGCGACAAGTCCCCATCGTGTTGAATACCCACGAGAGGGTTGTTTTTGAACACCTCCGCCGCGAACGCATTCCCGTTTGCCCCAAGCGCCTTGGCCTCGAAGGTTGTGGTGTAACCTTCGAATAGCCGTTCAATCAATCCTATGATCGTCGATTTCCCAGTACCCGCTTGACCGTAGAACACTAGGAACTTCTGAATCTTACGGGCCTCGCCAGCCAGAATCGCGCCGATCGCCCACTCGAACTTCTCTCGCTCTTCCGGTAAATATAGCTTTTGGACGAGTGTGTCGTAAGCCTGGGTCTCGCCAGGCTCAACGGAGTAAGGGAGCGCCCGCGTCGCGAACTTCGAACGCTCCCTCTTGTCCGACGCCCACGTGAGTTCGCCATCCAGGTCGTGGAAGTTGTCTGGCAGACTCGACAGATATCGCCGCCAACCACTCCACGCCTGGGACGAGAAGTTCTGTAGCGAGTGCACGGTGACCGGAACCTCCTCAGGGAGGTCCAGCTCGTCACGGTATGCCCACAACTCCTGGTCTATGAGCTCTCGTGCTCGGTACTCATCCGTGGACCAGAAGCCTGCGTCTGGATCCCAGATCGCGAAGAACTCTTTCCCTCGGACCATGAGGTCCTGGCTTGGGAGAACAGAGAACGACGGGAAGATCTCGACAATCGTTTGCCGCTCTCCGCCGACGTTCTTCTGTTTCTCCCGGTGACAGACCTTGATGAAGTCCATGGATCCTCCTAAATCAGGTCTGTCCTATTGAGAATATAGCCGCCGAGCTGGTCCCACAACGAACCCGCCGTTTGGCTTGTAAGAAAGAACGAGGCGCGCCCAGATACAGCGTCGTCCAGCCGTTTTCGGGCGTCCTCGCGCGTAATCGGCCAGTCCTCGTCTGAGAACTCAGCCAATCCTACATTGTCAAGGAACTCCCAGAACCAGCCGGCAAGCGGTTGCTCAGCGTCGGTACCAGACGCCCAGAATTCCGCCTGCTCGGCTAGCTCCAGGAGAACCTCCAGCCACGTTGGCTCCCGCCAATGTGCGATAACCCCGTGCTCTTCCGCTGCTCGGTAACGAATCTCGTCGACGGCGTCCCGTCGATTCTCATCGTCTGCGCATCGCGGAACGAACTCCTCATGAGCGAGGAGATCGATCAAACACCGCCTACTGCGGCAGGGATTAAGATCGCCCGGGTCAGCGACCTTACCATATAACCAGTCGAAATACGACTGGTCCCCAACGCGCCTCACTCGCCCAGGACGTACTCCTTGTACGAGTAAGGCACTGCTTGGATTTCATAATCCACCCCTACATCCAAGTTTCGGATGTAGAGGTAGTCGTCCGGGTCCATCGACCGATAACCAATCCCAATGAGCGAGTCAGCCTCCGGAACAAGATCCTCGGAGACAGTCGCGACGGTTTTGTCGAGACAGTAATAGAGAAGGGTTTCCGTCTCGGGTTGCGGATTATTGATGAACTCCGCCTCCGAGATCTCGAATATTCCTCGCCCGGTGGGAGATACGGTAACATCAGCCGTCTCCTCAGCCGTGTCATAGCTTTTCCGAGCGTCGGCCTCTTCCTCGGTCTCAACCACGTCCTTCACCTCCTCCCTTTGGGGCTCCCCGCTCACGGGGGCGGCAGAAGTCTCCTCACGGAGCTCCTTGTAGCGGCGCTTGAATTCGCTGACCTCCTCGGCCACACGCTCTTCAAACGCTTCGTCATCTTTTGGCCGGGTGATAAAGCCAATGGTAGCGCCAATAGCCGCGCCCGCCACGAAGGCGAGAATATGCGTCCACACGGGGTTTCTCCCTCGGTATAGCTGTCAAAGGGCAGGGATGAGGTCGTAGATAACCCCATCAACATTGAAGTCCAGCACGACACGATCGTCGTCGCCGGCCAGATATGCGCGAGCCGATGGCGACTCATTCTCGAACACGCCGAAGCTGATCATACCATCACCCGGAACACGCCCGAGCTCAGATGCGAGCTTCGCCATTTTTGGTTTTGTGTAGTCCTTGATCCAGCCCACCAAGGCGGCGTCCTTGCTCATGGGCAAGCCGAGAGCCTTGTACACGTCGTTCAGGAACACGACCCCCCGAACATCGAGTTCCCGATTGAAATGGTTCTCGAGCGACCTGAGGGTGAGGTACTGAATCTCGCGATTCGGGCTCCACTCGATAGCACTCTCGTCCCAGAGCCGAGAATATGGTGATGCCGACATCCACTCGCCAGACGAGGGCACAAGATGGTACGTGACCTGAGTCTCTTTCGTGCCGTCCTCGTGCTTGAGCTTGGTCTTGCGCCCGATGACCTCGTGCGCGAACTCAGAGTCCGTGTCCTCGCCCAGCTTCTCACGAACACGCTGACGGTAGCGATCCAGGGCGGCCTGCGCAGTCGCAGCTGCCGAGGTGACCGCGGCGAGCCTACCCCGGAGAATGCCGGTGCCCGCCAGGATTGAAACGACTGAGGCAGCTCCGACGGCAACTGAGGGGCCATAGATCTGAGTGAACGACCAAACGCCCTTACCAATGACCTGGGCGTAGTCACGCACCCGATCCTCTCGGCTATATTCGGGAGACCCCTCTGCTTTCTTGATGTTCTCCAGGTCGTGGAGAACCTCAGCCTTCGCAGCGTTGTGCCACCGGACGCCCCGCCGGACAGCTACAACCGCTGCCCCGACGAGCCCCACAACCCCTGCTCCAATCAGGAGCTCAGGGCTGCGGAACTTAACTTTCTGAATGAGATTTCCGCCGAATCGAGTGACGGAGGAGAATATGCTCATGAGTTTTTGCTTTCTTGAATAAGCCAGTTGAACTGTTTGTGGCCTGGAGACATCCAGAACCCTCGGTGGTAAGTAACATCCATACCGTTGAGCACGCGGAACGCAGCGAGAACCGTACCCCCCGCGAAGCCCCAGTAAGCCCAGTCAGTCTTCCAAGGAGTGACGAGCCCGTCACCTCGGAACACACTAAGCGTGACGCCGCTCCCGATCACCTTAAGATCTCGCTGACCAGCGAGCCTGGCGTCGAGAAAGTCCTGGACCATGTCCTCGAGGCGGGATGCTGCCAGCAGCGCCGCAGTCATGTCGCTCATCGCTCATCCTTCCAGATAGTGATAACCGTCATCGCCGGCAGATCGGTGACCTGCACGGCCCCTCCGCGGACAATAGTCTCACGACCCGCGGAGTAGTTACGCACGGCAACAGACGTCTCGCCAACAGTTGGGGTTTCGAACGTGCCCGGCTCGTTGGCAATCGACTCTGCACGTTTCGGCGGAGTGAGGGTCGTTTTCGAAGGCCGCAAGCGCGTGACAGTGATGCGCCACGGCTCACGCTTCCAGAAGCAATCCTTGTAGCTGGTCTCGCCCGTCTTTTGCTCGTAGTCGTCCATGCTCGTTCGAAGCTCCTCAGCCTCGTCACACGGGAGCGCCTCGTTTACATACACGGGATTGCGGTTCTCCCACGGTTCGAGTCGCACCTCGATGTCCGCGCTCACGTACCGAGTGGGTTTGCGAGTTCTATCAAGGATCTTGAGCCCGAGCTTGTTGCTGATCGGGCAGGGCTTGTCGATCTGATCCTGCTGCCAAGTGGTCATTTTAGATCTTTTCTGAATATGTTCGTATTGGTCAGTTTTTGCGAGACAGGAACCAGTCCCGGCGGTACGTTTTGTTAATCCAGTGGTACCCGTAATCGGGTATCGCCAGGGCATAGTGCGCCAAGTCGTTCAGGCTTTCAACGAGCTCAGCCCAATCCGACCCCAGTCGCTGGGCATCGAGCGCGAGAGCCTCAGTCGAGCCCTCGGAGAACGATACCATCACCCTCGACGCAGAGGTTGGTGAACGGGTAGCGCTCAATGATTGTGCCGAGTGCTTTGTCGCGGGCCTTGAGAATCTGCATTTCTTCCATTTGGTTAGTCGCCATGTTAGTTCCTTTCTTTGAACTTCTTGATACGGATGACGATGTCATCAGACGATTCGATTGTGGTGATGGACGTCGCCCAGACCATTTCCAGACGGTGCTTTGCGTATTCGCGGTCGGCTTCGATCATGCCGAGGGTGTCGGGCTCATATATGTTCTCTGTCACACCGCACCCCCCTCGCGCTGAACGTGCTCAAGATCAACGGTGAAGATCTCACCGTCCTCGCGCTGAATGGCGCGTTCCCATCCCTCGGCCCCGATGATAACTTGTAGGACAGTCAGCGCGTAGACCAGATCCCCCCAGTTGGGGGGAGGCTCCAGCGCGTATCCATGGGGTGCGCCGTACCGTGTTCGAATCGATAGGCGAACGCCATCGAACTGGTAAAGTGCTGGACCGATCGTCATCCCCAGCACTTTACAGACCTCTTTAAAGAGCAGCTCCTGTGCCTCGGCCGCATTCACAAATTTGAATTGCCGTTCGGCCATGTGTTTTACCTTTCTTTCAGCGATTGGGCTCGATAGTTACCCACCATGTTCCGAGCTCGGGCACGACTATGGTGGTTGTATATACGAATTTGCCAGATGCGTGGGCGTATGACATGACGGCGTCTACCAGAGAACGCCAACTCTCTTCATAATACTCTTTTGTCGCTTCCGTGGGTGGGCCGCCAATGGACGACGACACCGCGAGTACCCAGCCGTCTTGACAGATATAGACAGGGGTGCCCGCTTCGATCAAGAACGGCAGCAGCGCCTTCGTGACCTCATACGAAGCTTCGTCTGGAGTTACGGCGTGCATGTCTGTGATATCCATTTTACCTCCTCGGGTCGATCGAAACGGGCCTAGGCAAGTCGAGAATATAACCGGCCCGAGTTCGGCGAATGGCAGCCCCTCCGAGACGCTCCCATCCCCAGTCGTTGTCAGGATAATCAGTGGATATCCCGGCCAGGTCGTAGAAGTCCGCGACTGTCGCGGAGCCATAGGTGTCGATCAGGTCCATGAGCCGTTCGAGAACCAGATCCGCTTCAGCTCGGTCGTTGAATACGACCTCGTCGAAGTTGTGTTGTGATTTGACGCGGGGCGACAGCTCACGCTTAGGGTCACGCACAGAGCCGTCGGTACGGGGGCGAGAATATGCGCCGTAGTCAGTGCGGCCGTACGACGAGCCTCGTCCAACGGGGTAGCCGCGCCCATCACCATACAACGCTCGGTTGAACATCGCAGCCGCAGCGTCCTTGAACATAGGCACAATGACGTCGTAGATGGCGTACTCAAACAGCGCCCTGCCTGTCTCGGCGACAAGTGCACTCTTCAGCCGACTCCCGCGCTTCTCGGCAAGGCGAGCTTGGGCGACGGGCGTGACCTGTCTGGGTTGTTTACTGTTTCTCGAGTTAGGCTGTGGCATTTCAGTTAGCGCCACGATAGAGCCTCCATTCAAAATCGTGTTCCAGCCCCCCGAGTGCATCGAATCCTTCCTGCTTAAAGAGCCAGGAGACCAGATCACGGATCCGAAGGCCTAACAGTGGCCAGTCGGTGAGCGTGTTGACTGGCGGGTTGACGACGCCGATGGGATCGATCTCGAGCACCCACGGTCCGTCAAAATATATGATCACCCGCTCATTAGGCTGCTTGGTGTGTATCTCTTCACACCACTGGCGAAGTACCCGTTCTGGACGCTTGAAGCCTCTCTTACTCATCGCTCAGTGAGAAGCAGTACGAGGAAAAATACCAAGGTCACGAGAGCGCTTACCCCAAACACGCACATGAAATCGTAGAAACCCATGATTACCTTTCTGATAGAACGAAAACCCTACCACTAGGGTAGGGCGGTAGAGGGGTTAGCGGAAGAGCTTCGGGACGAAGCTGAATGCTTTCGACAACTGGGGGGCCACGTGTTCTGCGGCAACGATCACGATCACAGTCCCAACGCTAGCGATAGCTCCGAGGATTGCGTCCTTGGACATTGGGCGCTTAGCAGGCGCGATGCGCTCTTTAGCGGCGGCCAAACGGTCCAAGTCAGCAATCATTTGGTGATACGCTTCATAGCCGAGATCGGATGCAGTCATTGTCTCAAGATGTGACTCGATGACGTCGTCGATGGTTACTGTTTCGTTAGAAGGTTCCATCTTTATTCCTTTCTGTCACTATAGGGACTGATTATAAAATTAATCGAACACCGTAAGAGCGATCAGGTTCCGCAGGTTTTGGCTCACCGGCAACCCCGATAAGCCACAGTATAAATAGCGTTTCATCCATGGCGAAAACCCTACCACTAGGGTAGGGCGGTAGAAGGGTCAGGGATTCAGTCGCATCAACGCACGCCGCGTGCCGACGGTTGCGGCCCAAGACGCCGCCAGCCCGGCCGCAGCCACTACCAGCGTACACATCGGGGAGAGCTCGCGCGTCTGTTTATTCATAAGCGCGCGACCCCCCCAACATGCAACGAGGGCGGTGACTGCGCCGGCGACGATTTCGCAGGCCAGCGACTCAGCAAGCGGTCGTTTGGTGTAGATGTCGAAGTCCATCTTCATTCCTTTCTGCCATTATAGCCCCTGTCGATATCACGCAGTCAGCTTGGCTGCCTCGCCCATCACCCCTGCGGGGAGAAGCCCAGCCGTGAACTTCTCGATCTCGTCGGGGTGCTCAAGGAGATCCGCCAGGACCGCGTCCAGAGCTCCAGAGAACACGAAATCATCGGCGATCTCAGAGTTCTTGATGAACCGCTTGCCCTCGCGCTCACCGACTGCGCGGTGGAGGACACGCCCGATCATCTCGAAGAGGTCGGTGAGGTCGTCCCCGATATCAAGTTTACTGACCCGCTCGAGGTCCTTCTGGAGCTTACCGCCCGACTCTTTCGCCCAAGTCATAACCTCGGACTTGGTCAGGTGGAAGTAATAGGTGCGCGTCTCAGGACCGTCGAACCCGTCGACGGTGACTTCTTTTTTGATCATTTTCGATCCCCTTTACAACGTGGTAGTGAAGAAATAAAACACCATTCTGGTCGTATCCGGGTTAGTAAAACCCTACCACTAGGGTAGGGCGAGAAGGGGTCAGAGGAGAGCCTCCGAGACCTCGTCACGGACACGAGCGATACGTCGACGCAGCCTCGCAGCCTCTCCGGAGGCGCGAACCAGCAGCAGCTCATTGAACGCGTCGAGCGCGTCCAGATGACTGTACATGTACCGGTTCGGTGCCAGCCGTTCGAGGCCGTCGAGGAAGGTATCGATGAAGTCGATGGTCCGGAAGGTCAAGTGAGTTTCAACCATTATAATTCCTTTCTGTCATTCTATCGTCTGAAAATAAAACCCTACCACTAGGGTAGGGCATGACGGGAAGAGCGTCAGAAGGTCACTCGGCTCCCCCCTCGGCTTCGAGTTCAAGAGCGGGGTTCGAGCCCAACTCAGCCTCGGCACGGTTTTGGTACACGTTTGCGATCACGTCACACGCGATCATCACTGATGAACCAACAACAATGCCGGTGATGATTGGATGTGCAGCAATCCACTCTTTCACTCGGGCGAGGGGAGAAGTCTTGGGAGAATCAGACATGTTATTCCTTTCTGTCATTATAGGCACTGCAATTATATCTCACCGCATTATGCGGTACCACGTGGACAGCTCGCGTGCTTGAAGAGTGTGATGGCGTAGACTAGTCTTGGCACTCTGTTTTCGAACGTCTGGTAGCTCGTCGAACATTTCTCGCATTGCTCGTAGCTGGGTTCTGGCATTGGCCAGACACGAAGCCGCACGCGGGAGATGGAGCTCTTTCCAGTTCGCCTCGCCTTCGATACGGCGAAGGTCCCGCGCATAGTACTCTATATGCTTGGCTGCCCCCAGGTAGTACATGACCAGAGCCTCTCGCTGGCCGTATTCGTATTCCAGGGTCGTCTCAGTAAATTCGGTCATACGTATGTACCGGGCCTTTCTCGTAGTCCAGAACGATGTAGGGCCTGCCGTCGCCGGTCAGGTCGGCGGAGAAACAGGGCTCGATGAGATGGTCGCTGTTCCATCCAACATCGTCGCCGTAGCGGGTGCGTTCGAGACCCAGGAGGTCATACAAGTCATTGATGGACCCGTACAGCGAATTGTTGATCTGCGCGTTGAGCGTGTTAACGGCTGCTCTAATGTCTTCCATCGATGCGATGAAATATCGCCCCGAGTACGCCTCAAAACAGAGTTGCGTACCTTCGGTGAGGTCGTCAGCGACAGGTGGGGCGATCTGGGTTTCAGCCACAGGTCGAGACGCAGCGTTCTGAATCTCTTCGCGCTGCTGCGGCACCACAGTTTCCTTTACAGCAGTCTTGAGCCGGTCCAACTGGGTTTCAGCCACGGCGGTGGCAGCTGCAACAGACGCAATCCGCCGCCCGAGGACGCCGTGGAGCCCAACGATCGACGCTCCGGTTACCGCGGCAACAGAAATCGCCGGAATGAACTCCTTCCAGACCAGGGTGATCTTCCGGCGGAAGGGCGCCTCGCGAGCCTCATTGCGGATCAGGATGTCCTGGGCTTTAAGCGCCCCTTTGGCCGTGAAGAAAGCCGTCAAACCAACCCCCACCAGGGCTGAAGATGTGAGAATATACGGCGTGGCTGCGCGCAAGAGTTTGTGCCAATCGGTCATGGGCGAGGCACCCGCCTTTCAATACATTCGATGATTTCAGGAATGTCAGACTCGAAGTCGTTGGAGCAGGCCATCATATTATACGGTGGGCCGGACACACGCATCGGCGGGTTCCAAGTCCAGAAGGGAGCCCTTGAATGTCTCTGAACAAACCGCATGAGGCTGCTGAAGTCCTCGTCGTCTTTTGCTAGCCTTTGCTGAATAAATGCTTCGCCGCAACCGCGGGACTCGAGGCGTTTATAGACGGTATCAGACATCGCCATCAGCATCAGCACGTTATCGAACTCGTTAAGAGCACGTTTCGCAGACACGGGGTCACCGATCATGACGTAGCGCTTGGCAGGCTCGAACTCCAGGTCCTTATGCAAAAACGCATAGCGCCAGAGGTCGTCGTGCGTGACGTAGTCGCGAATATAGTCCAATTCCCCGGCCTGCTCCATACCGTAGAACGCCGTCGAGGAGACCCACCCCTTGTACTCGTCGCGTTCACCAGGGCGTGGGCGGCGAGTTGTTATGCTACGAATCCATTTGAATCCCTGCTCTTCAAGTTTGCGGGCTAGTGTAGTCTTTCCCGTACACGTACCCCCGATGAGGTACAGTACATTGTTGATTTTCGTGCTCAATCGAACACCACCTCCTGTTCGATGAAATCAATGATTTGCGATCGGTCCCAGTAGGTGTCGTTCCGGCACACTGCAAAACGATACCGCAGCCGTGCTCTTGCGGTAGGGCCGTCTTCGAGCCACTCGGACAGCAGGGCGTCTTCACGGGCATACTCAGCGAAGCCGTTCAGCTCAGCTACTTCTTTGGTCAGGAGCTGGTCAATACGGTCCGTGTCGTATCCCCGCTTGGCAAGACGTTCGCGGACGTTCAGAGGGTGGGCCCAGAGTACCACCACCAACAGCCCCTCACCCAGGGCGTCCCTTGCAAATTGGGGCTCTCCGATGATTACATGGCGCTTGAACGGGTCGAGGCATGTCGGCCGCGTTACTGCTCCACGGATCCAGTTGAATCCACGCTTTTCAAGCGAGCGGGCGAGAGACGATCTGCCGGAGCCGGAGGTGCCGACGAGATACAGGACGTTTTTGTTCATTGTGTAAACCTTTCTGGTGGGAGTTGAATCAGAGAACCTTGAGGGTCACCTTGTCACCGGGCGAGGCCGGAGCGTCAAGACTGAGTTGCGCGTCTGCGCCGCCGAGACGGACCGTACCGGTAACATCGATGTCCTTGGCCTTGTAGTCGGCTTTGGACAGGCCGAGCAGTACGCCAAGGAAAGTGCAGATCGCGGTCACGGTCATGGCCACCTCGCCAGAGAAGCCCCAGCTCCAGACAGCGGCGAGAGCGCTGTAGAGCGTAGCCGTCGCGGGGAGGCCGATGAGCGTGCACCATTTGAGCGTGTCGTAGAGCCCGGCAGGGAGCCAAGCCTTGGGCTGAGTACGAGCGGCTTCGACGGCTGCCGAAAGCTGTTCAGCCCAGGCGTGATTGGGTTCAGTCATGTTATTCCTTTCGATGGCGAAAACCCTACCACTAGGGTAGGGCGGTAGAAGGGTCAGGAGCGTAGGAGCTCCACCCCCAACGCAATCGTACATACAGTTCCGACTGCACCGCCGCCAAGAGCGAACCAGTCGCCGACCATAGCGGCCGCTACTGACAGGCTCACCAGGATGACGGTAAACAGTGTGAACATAATTGCGATGAAGATTCTGAGGGGGTCAAGAATCATACTCTTTTCCTTTCTGTCACTATAGGGCGTGAAATTAAAACCCTACCGCTAGGGTAGGGCGAGAGAGGATCAGGCGTTGCGGAAATCCCGCCACGCTCGAACAGGCCACCGATGCGTGAGCATGCGGCACGAAAGGCTGAACCAGAGTGCGGCCATTGCCCAAGAGAAGGGCGAGACCACGATGATGCAGCCAACGAACCACAGCGCAAAGACGATGCCAAAAGCGATGCGGAGGGGATTCTTAGTAAACATTTTTAATTCCTTTCTGTCATTATAATGTCAGAAAATAAAACCCTACCACTAGGGTAGGGCGGTAGAAGGGTCAGTCGAGGGCACCAATCAACCAGTCGCCAGCCTTGGTGATCCACTTGGCCTCTGTGACGTCACTGAGATGGAGGCGGACTCGAAGGCGCTCGATTGCGGACACGGATTTCTCCGCGAACCAGTAAGCGCCTTTAAGCACCCAGAACACAGTGGTAGGGAGTGCCAGGACGAGGAGCACCAGGACGCTGAGGACGCTGGTAGTGAGTTTTTTCATTTCGATTTCCTTTCTGTCATCATATCACCTGACAAAAAAAACCTAGCACTTGGCTAGGTTGAGAGGGTCAACGTTCGATGAACAACGTCCCCATCTCCACTCGATCCTGAGCATTCCAGGCTTCGTATCCGAAGAAGGCGCCGAAGCCGATGGCTGTCAGGGCGAGAACGAGGATGAAGAAGACGGTCATTGTAGTTTCCTTTCTGTCACTATAGCCACTGTAAATAAAACCCTACCACTAGGGTAGGGCGAGCGAAAGTTAGCTGCTCTTCAATTTCTGCCAGACTTCCAGCAGGTACTCGACGAAGCCATCATTCTCGATGGTGTAGACACGCCCATCTGAGAAAACAGTTGCCAAGTCGCCTTCGATTTCAGCGAAGCGATCGGCTGCCATTGCAGTATAGAGCGGCTCATCCTTATCGAGAAGGGCATCGACCTCGGCGAGTCGATTCATGAAGTCATCATAGGTTTGTTTGTCAAGCAACATAATACATTCCTTTCTGTCATTATAGCCTTTGTAAACAAAACCCTACCACTAGGGTAGGGCGGTAGAAGGGTTAGTCGACGAAACGCCGAAGTCTGCTCGACAGCCACTCGAGCGGGCGATAGCACGGCTGGCTGTCCAGCCCGGACTTCTCAGCCACCGTGATGATCATCGTCACAATTGGTGAGACGATCCAAGCCACGAGACGCGAGAGAGCGAGCAGGACAACCGCCGGTGCCATCACCACGAAGGAGAGAGCGAGAAGAGCGGACGAAGCAAGTTTCTTCATTATGGTTCCTTTCTGTCATCATATCACCTGACAAAAAAAAACCTAGCACTTGGCTAGGTTGAGAGGATCAGGCAAAGGTCAAGACGCGGACGTCGTGGCGAAGATCATCCATTTCCTCCTCGTACTCAGCCATGAGTTCACTAGGCACCTCGGTAACCCCCAATTCGAGAAGTTCTCGAGCTTTTTGAGCGAGACGGAGTGCTTTGTTACTCATGGTCCAGTGAGCGAGGCCGGCGATCTCTTTGTCGGACGTAAGCATGATAGTTCCTTTCTGTCACTATATGCCTTGCAAATATGAATTACTGCCTGTGTATCGGCAGCTCGCTCACCTCATCCGCTATCTTTTTCGCCAGACCGTTACCGCCCAGCGCCAAATATGGCGTGTACAGGTATTCCATGAAGCCCTTGTACTCGTCCTTGGTCAGCCAGCCGCGATCGATATACCCCATGCCAACGTGAGAAATCCGGTCGTATGCCAGCCCGAGAAGAAGGTTCGTGCGGGCGTCTTTCTCGGTGTCTTTCTTCGTCACGTATCCCCAGAAGCCCGCCGAAGCGGCTAGGGCGCATACAAGAGCTGTAACCACCTGAGTAATTCCCGCGATAATTGGCCCAAAAACTTCGTCCATGTTACGGCATTCCAATCAGAAAGTACGGACGTACGTAGACAGTGGTGTTGTTCACGTACCACGCGTCGGGCATGCCAGACTTCGTAACGCCGCAGGCCACAGTGTTGGACTTGAGATTTCGTGTCCAGTAGGGCTGATCGCACATCCGCTTCCAAGGCGCCAGACGGAACAGGTCAAACTGGTTCTCATTGAAACCCGCCTCGTGGGGGCTCGACTGACCGTTCCAAGACCGACCGAAGATCTGAGTCTCGGTGGGTGGGGCAAAGTACTGAACGACGAACTCGCTCGATGTGACGTTTGCGCCCGTAAGCCCGGAAGACCAGCGCTCAGATATACTTGGTACGTAGGGATCAAACCCGCTGGCACTCCATGCAGGCATGGCGTTTGTCCAGTCGGTTTTTCTAAAGAGCCCCAATCGAGAGTTCTTGTACCCGCCGGAAACATTGTCGTTTTCGCTGTACTGCGATTTGAATGCTGCCTTATCGGGCATGACCACGACGTGGTGAAAGTCAGCGAGGGAGCAGTCAGTCCCAACGACAACGTATTTGAGATCGCCCAGTTGCCAGTAGGATCCGACGCCAACCGTAGTAAACGCCCCAGAGTGGATATCATTGTACTGATCCGTGGTGATCCGTGAGCCAAGGGAGTTGTTACGGAGTCCGCCCTTCGCCTGTGTTTTCTCCAGGACCTCTACCCGAGGGACCAGCGCTGCGGCTTTGGCGGCGTTCTGCTCAGCAGTTGTCAGTCTCGTTTCGTATTTCTGCGACTGCGTCAGAGCCGTTTGTGCCTTTGCGGCTACACCCTCTGCGGTAGAGCGTGCCGACGCGGCGTCCGTCGCGGCCTGTTGACTATTCGCCAGCGCGGTTTTCGACTGACTCTCGGCAGCCGTGGCCTTGGCAAGAGCGGTGGAGATAGATCCAGCATTGGGGGCTTTGCCCAGCGCGGCTTCAGCTTCCGATAGCCAGGTGGTGAACTTGGCTTTCGCCTCACCGACGGCTTTGAGGTCCTCATCTACCTTCTTGATCGTGTCTTCAGTCTTCGTCTGCAAAGCCGAGATCATGGCATTGAGTTGTCCAATTACAGCATCCACCGAGATACTCTGAAGCGGTGCAGTGATGAACGGGGCATCAGTGGTGCCAACCGCCTGCTCGATGTGCGCGGGCTCAACCGTGGTTGCATTTGGTGGACGACGAATATATGCGATGGGCATGTCTTTCATCATCGCGTGGTTCGTCATCGCGGGCTTTTCAGGGCTGGCGGAGGCGACGCCCAGTACGTACTCCACACCGTTCGCCCTCGAACTCTTGTCGAACCGCAGCACGACAGCGTCGATACGGGAGAGAGTCGCCGATGTGTTGGCCGCGGAGTTCATGTCATAATCGCCCGAGTTGTCCACCCAGGTTCCTCGGCACCAGGCGCGCCCCGAACGGACACGGATCTTTGCGCCACCGACAGCGTCCACGCGGAAAGCCTCGCCAACGGCGTGGAATATACCGTCAGTGATGATGCCGTTAAACAGAGCGCCGAACTGCTCCGCGGAATATGTACGGTCGCCCGATACGGCATTGAAGAAGCCACTTGTAACGCCCATCATTCTCCTTAGGTTCTCGGCATGGGCTCGAGGCGTGGGTAGCCGCGGTACCCCTCGCCGGCAGTCCATGAATGTGTATACTCCAGCACGCGGCAACGCTGGATTTTGTCTTTTGTACCTAGCATTACCCAATCGCCAAGGTAGTAATGCCCAGTTTCGCCATAGATCCACGGAGACTGATTGGGCGCCTCGCCCTCAATCTGGTCATAGAGCTTGTGCTCGTAAATATAGCTAAGCCCGTACGGGGTGAGCACTTTCTGCTGTTCATATGTGGCCATACCTGCTTTGGTCCATGTGATCGATGGTTGCGTAATGGCTTCACGACGGCCAATACCTGAGGGCGCTCCATTATCCACCTCGAACCAGACCGTCGCATTCGCATCGTCGTGCGCGCCTCGGAGGAACACATAAGCGATGTTCTTATGTGAAAGCAGGTCCTTCTCGTAGACCATGTTGATCAGAGACTTGGTAGTGTCTGTGAAGACCACAGGGTTAGCGGATCCTGAAGCACCGGTCAAATCGCGAGTACGATAGAAGTTGATTGCAATTTGCTCGTCTTGATGTAGACGCGTGCGCAGACCATTCTTGTGCAACTTAGCCATGTAGATGGCGAAGTCATGCAGCGTTTTGCCATCCGGGTCGTAATCGACATATGCGGCCATGTGGTCTGGCGAGTCCAGCAGGAACTGGGGTATCTGGCGAGCAACCTGAGCATCTTTCCCAAGCGACCAGTCCCATGCGTACTGGAACAATTCGTGGGCGGGGACGCCGTAGGGTAGGATCAGGCTTTTCAGAACACGATTCGCCAATATCACTTCTGCGGTGCGGCCTGTCAGGACAATGTACGGGTCTGTACGCGTACCTTCATACCGGACTTTCTCCACGTACATGGTCTCAGTCGACACGGGGACTCGCAGGAATTTCCCGAGAAAGTCGTTCGCCGAGCTCAGGGCTTCGTACACACCGCCCCAAAGCTTCAATTCGAACTGGCCCGGATCTTGGTACCGTTCGGTCCAGATGAACGACGACCACTGTGCCTTGGTGATGGCGCCTACGGGATTCAACTTCGCGTCCAGGACGCGAATGAAATCTATGTCTCTCTGCATTACACCCCCATGAACAGCGGCGAGTACATCAAATCAACTTTACTAAAGCTGGTGTTTGCATTACCGTACGTGGTGAATATTTCAATAGGATTTACCCCGGGATAGAGCGTGGGCCAAACGGACCCAAACTCCACCATGCCTGTGGTAAGGACGCGCTGGCCATTCTGACGCCATACGGCAGCATATAGATTGTCCTCGCGGGCGTCGATCTCGAGCGTGTCGCCGACGCCGGGCGTGTAGCCCATAACGCGCTTGTAGATGTTGAAGTCCATCTTCCAAGTCTCGCCGCGCGCGTGGTTTGTGACAAAAAGAGTACCTGGATTGTCCGCGAGAACAAACCTCATTAGCGCGCCTGTCGGGGCGTCGCCCGAGTAATCGACCGTCACTATGCCCGTCTTGGTCAGATTGCCGAACATCTTGTCGGGCGGGGTGGAAATCGGGAATGTGAATGACGCGCTTGCTTGGCGGAATTCGACGCCCGCTGTAGCGTAGCCCTCGATCTGGCGAAAATATGGCCGAGGGCAAACCATACTAATCTGCACGGTCTGTTGTGGCGTGAATATCCCTGGGTTTAGAGTTTCCACGTACCCGTCAATGGTGTACACACGTTTCTCGGTACGGACATCCAGCCGAATATGCTGTTTAACCGGGAATGCACGATAGAGCAGTCGCCGTTTCTCCTGTGGATTCGCCCCGGGCAGTATGAAGTCGATCGTGATGTTGCGCTGTCCCACCTGGATTCCGGTCGGGAACGACCCATCGACGTTGTACACGGACTCCATATGGAGAGAGGCCGCGGCGGGCCCGAGACCATCGATCTGACTGATGACGATCCCGGACTCGTCCGCGGCTTCCAGATTGAACGTGTACGCATCAGAGCCTGGGGGATACGAAACGATCCCTGTAATCATAGTCTTGCCTCTTCGAGCTGACGCAGCTGGTTGCGTGTCTGACGATAGATCGTCATGGCGTCCAGAGTTTCTGGTGAGTGGTTGTTCTGTGTGAACTCGACATTGGTCGTGTTCGTAACGTTCTGTACAACGGGCTCGTGGCTCTGCTGGCGATTTGCTGGGTTGGCCTGAGTTGCTCCCGCAGAGAGACGCATGTCGGCTGGCCCGAACAAGCGGTTCAAACTCTCAGCGGATGCGCGAGCCTCGTCGAGGTTCACAACAGGCGTGACCATCGGCCGCAGCTCCAGGTCCATGTCCTCGGGGTCCAGATCTTTGAAGACATCCTCGACTGCGTCGACTAGCGCCTGCGCAACACCATCGGTTGCCCGAATGGCATTATCGCCCCCGTCTTGAACGCCGAGGCTCAGGCCCTCCATCATGTAGCCACCAATTTGACGGAACACACGAGAGGGCGACCGAATCCCTAGAATCTTCTTGACACCGTCGACGATGCCCTTGAAGAAGTTGCTCACCATTTCAGTGAACCACTTGACGGCGGCCTTGATGCCGTTCCAGATACCCTCGACGATGGCTTTACCGATGTTGATCAGGAACTCGCCGACGTTTTTGACCGCGCCAGCAATAGCGTCCCATAGAGCTCGGATAACGGCCCCGCCAAGGCGAGACATCGCAGCAAGGAGATTCTGATGGTTGTTGTCGATTGCATCAGCCATCCCGTTGCAGAGGTCGATCATGGCCTTCATGCCGGCATCGACGATTTTCGGAATGCCTTCCCCGATACCCCGAACGAACTCCGCGATGATCTCAGCCGTTGTGACTGTGATCTCCCGGATGTTGTCGCGGATGCCGCGCAGGAGCGCAAGGATAAGCTTCACACCCGCGTCGACGATCTTTGGGGCGCAGTCCGCCAGAACCTGGCAGGCCGCCGTGACCAAAGCGATCAGGAGCTCGGCCACTTTGGGCGTGGCGTCAATGAGTACCTGAAGGATCGCCACGACGATCGCCGAGAAACCCTCAGAGATCGGCCCGGCGTTCTCTGCTAGGACCTGGAGAAACGCAACGAACGCTTCGGCAAGCTTGGTCGCCAGGTACGGCAGGGTCGAAATCAGCGAGAGCACCGCCGATGTCAGAACCTGAATACCCGCGGCGCCTGCGCCAGCAAGCGTAGCGAGTCCAACCCCAAGGGCCAAGACACCAACGCCGAACAATGCTGCTGCCGCTGCGAAGGTCAGAAGCGCCAA